CCATTCGCTGAAGGTCTTGATCAAGGTCTTGGAGTACTTAACGTTAATGCTAACCGTTACTACAGACGTGTTGCTGTTAAGAACCTTATGTAAGCGAGACGCTTATATTTCTTACAAAGACTCTCCTTCGGGAGGGTCTTTTTTTTATTACAAATTATTAAGGTTCGGTTATGGGGTTGACTGGCATGTTATATTAGAGGGGTAAATCAAACTTTATTATGGAAACAAAGGAATTAGATGCTACTTTTAACGTATCTTACAATCCATTTGTGAGTCAGTATTGGGATGCTGAAGCATGTAATCCTGATAATTGGAATTATAAACCTTCAACTTATGGTGTTAAAGGAGTTGAATTGGTTGATACTCCTGACATGAAATTATTTAAGGAACTTACAGGAAATTGGATTAATCCTGGTAGAGCATATGGAATTGATCTTGGTAAGTGTCAAGAAATAGAGGATGATATTCGAGAAAATGGTATAGATACTAAAGAAGGTAGTATGATCTACTGGGATGTTGATGATAGTAGTAAAATAAATACATATCACAGAGAACATGTTGCATCACAATTAGGTATTGCTGGTTGGATGGGACAAAGTGTTAGGTTTGATAATGAAGCAGCAAAAATTAGATTTGCATGTAAATCTAATAACCGTAAACAATTAACCCATAATAATACATCAGGAAAGGATGTAGAAACTTCTGTTAGAAAAGTGCTTGAATTGGAAAATACTTTTACTAAAGAAGCAATTAAATATGAAGTTGAAGATTTGGGATGGCATCTTTCTTCTACTAGTAGAGATAAAATAATTAACACATTACTTGTTGAGTTTACTGTGTCTGGTAAAACTAAATCAGGTGAAGACTATACTCCTCATAATGCTGATACTATTTGGCGTTTATTGGATGAAATTAATGATCCTTGGGTTGAAGATTATTGGACAAATGATGAACAACCAACACTTGCTATTCATATGGCAAACTTTGAATCAAGAGTTGGAAGTCTTTTAAGTTCATCATCAACAGCAACAAATAATCACTCTCCATTAAATCTCATATTTTCAGTTACTGTTCCGAAAGGAAAAGAAACATTGGATTCAAAAAGAGAAAAAGTATTTTCAACTTTTATTCCTAGTGTTGAAGATAGAATGATGACAACGATGGGGTTGGGTGAAAGACATAGAGATATGTTCCCTTGGAATCATCCTGATGCAGAACATAGATTTGTAGCACAGGATAATAATAAAGAAAAACCTGATGTATTGATTAAAATTAAAAACAGAAATTACAATTAAGAGGGGGAGGGGTCTAACCACCCTCTTTTTTTTATCTAAATATTAAGATGATAAAGACTCTAATATCATCAGAAGATTCTTTACTACACAACAAGATAAAGAAGTGTAGTTATAATCTGGATCGATCAAAATTATCCTATACCCTTACTGAGAACATGTTTCATCATAGGGGTGTAGGACTTTCTGCTAATCAGATAGGTATAAAAGAAAGAGTATTTGTGATGATGTATGACATGGATACTCAAGAAACTATTACTTGCTTCAATCCACAGATTATAAAGGAGTCTAAGGATGAGGTAGTAATGGAAGAAGGTTGCCTTTCTTATCCAGAATTGTTTTTAGATATATCTAGACCTAGCACAATTGTAGTAAAATATGAAGACGAAGGTAAAAAGATACATAAAGAAAGACTAACTGGATTTGTTGCAAGAATCTTCCAACATGAGTATGATCATATGGAAGGAATTGATTTCACACAAAGGTCTATAAATAGTTAAAAGTTATCGAAGAAAAATGCCTTATCACATTAAAAAACCAGGTGTTTTAGTATCTGGAGATGTATATTGGAAGTCTCCATCTACATGGACTCAAACATATGCTGATAGAACACAGCTAACCAACAAAACCAATGCTGACAATATGGTCAAGCAAACAGGTAAAGAAGGTAAGAATGGTGGGTTCATAGGTGCAACAGTAGTTACTGAATAATGTCCACTAGGAAAAGAAAACCACCTGCTGAAAGACCAGGAACTCCTATTGACAATCGAAACTTTCTCTCACCAGTTGGGTTTAAGTTTGGATTGAAAAGATCTCCTGGTGTTGCATTCTTTTGCAATCAAGCAAATATACCATCACTAGATCTAGGAATTGCTGTGCAACCATCTTATCTAAAAGATATTGATGTGCCTGGTGATAAGATACAATTTGGAGATCTTAATTTAAGATTCCTTGTTGATGAAGATCTAGTGAATTATATGGAGATACAAAATTGGATTAGGGGTCTTGGTTTTCCAGACAGTCTGAAAGAGTTTGATGATTTAGAAAAAGAAAATATTCTTGGTATGAATAAATTTGGACAAGAAGGTGATAACATCTATTCCGATGGAACCCTTCAGATATTAAGTAGTAACCTAGTTCCTAAATTTCAAGTAGTATTCAATGACCTATTCCCTTATAGCCTTTCAACTATATCTTTCGATGCAACTGATACAGATATCGAGTACTTTACAGCAGAGGTAAGTTTCAAGTATACTATATACAACCTAACTGATTTAGAAAATAACCTTTTATGAGCATTGATCTTGAGAAACTTCAAGAGATGTGGGAAAGAGATGCAAAGATCGACAGAGACAATCTACACGAAGAATCATTGAACGTCCCCTCTCTTCATGCAAAATACTTTGAACTTTATAATACTATCTTCTTATTAAGGAAGAAGGCAGAGCAACAAAGAAAGAATATCCGTCATGAACGGTATGAGTATTTTAGTGGGAAAGCAGATCCACAAGTATACATAGAGAATCCTTTTGGAAAGAAGATAAGAGATAAAGATACAATGACCAAGTATCTTGATGCGGATGAGAAGTTATCTACTTGTTCGTTAAAGATTGACTATTATGATACAATGCTAGTATACTTGGAAAGTATTCTTAAGGTGATACAGAACAGAACGTATCAAATTAAGAATGCAATTGAGTTTATGCGTTTTAATTCGGGATTAGGTTAATGATTAATATTTTTGGTGAAGAGGAATTCAGACCTATTAAAAAATTTGGAATTGAAGTTCCTAATTATTTTGTCTCTAAAGATGGAAGAGTTCTTAGCACAAAAACTTCTAAACATAAGATATTAAATCCAAAATATGAGACAGTAGAACAGGGGTATAAAGTTCCCCATGTTGTTGGTTTAAGAGTTAGTAGAAAAGATTGTCCAGAACTATTTGAAGAATATAATTATAATTCATCTCAACAAAAGTTACAATGCGATCCAAATTCTCCGTATTATAAAAGATTAACTAAAGATCCAGATTTAACTTCTATTCAAGTAAAATATCATAGGGCAGTAATGGAGGCATGGAAACCTATCGATGAAAATCCTCCTATACCAAAAGAAGATTGGGATAAATGCCCAGAAACAGCAAAGAAATTTATGAGAGAATCTGCTATTATAGATCATATTGATAGTGATACTAGGAATAATCATGTAGATAATTTACAATGGACTACACCTAAAGATAATTCAAGTCATAGAAAGGAGTGGCTTGACAGGGGTTGCTAAATAACCCTAGACGCATGGACTAGGTGATTGATACATCTGCTAACGTCGTTATATCCAAGTCTAACGAAGTATTTTTAAAAATTGATTCAGAACCTCATATTGAGTATGAGTTGAGAGACCACTTTACCTTTGAGGTAGAGGGTGCAAAGTTTATGCCGCAATATCGTAATAGGAATTGGAATGGAGAGATCCACCTATTCGATATGAGAACAAAGAAGATATATGTAGGATTGTTAGATAAGATTATTGCTTTCTGCGATAGACACGATTACACATATAAGTTTGCTGATAATGAATACTACGGCACTCCCTTTGAAGTAAATGATGGGATATCATATGAAGGTGTCAAAGATTATATGGGTGCTATTTGCAATCATCAACCCAGAAAGTACCAAATTGAGGGAGTATACGATGCCTTAAGACATAATAGAAAGCTATTGATATCACCCACTGCTTCAGGAAAATCTTTGATGATTTATTCTCTTGTAAGATATTACGTTGACAAAGGCCAAAAAATTCTTTTAGTTGTTCCCACGACATCCCTCGTAGAACAGATGTATAAGGACTTTTTAGATTATGGTTGGGATGCTGATTCATTTTGCCACCGTATATACGCAGGAAAAGATAAAACCAACGAGTTCCCAGTTACAATAACTACATGGCAATCTGTCTATAAACTAGAGAGATCCTTTTTTGAAGATTATAACGTGGTTATCGGTGATGAGGCTCACTTGTTTAAGAGTAAGTCCTTAGTATCTATAATGACAAAGTTACATCATGCTAAGTATAGATTTGGATTCACTGGAACATTAGATGGCACACAGACGCATAAGTGGGTGTTAGAGGGATTGTTTGGTCCTGCATACAAGGTGACTAGAACAGATGAATTAATGAAGCAGGGTCATCTTTCTAGATTAGATATACAGTGCCTTGTATTAAAACATCCTCCTCAGAAGTTTGATACCTATAATGATGAGATAGAATATTTGATATCACATGAACAAAGAAATAATTTTATTAAAAATCTTGCATTAGATCTAAAGGGAAACACCCTCATTTTATACAGTAGAGTAGAAGCACATGGTCAGGTGCTTTACGATTTAATAAATAATAATAAGAAGAGTGATCGAACATTGTTTTTCGTTCACGGTGGAGTAGACGCTGAAGAAAGAGAGGAGGTAAGAGAAATTACCGAGCAAGAAAACAACGCTATCATCGTTGCATCTTATGGAACTTTTTCTACTGGTATCAATATTAAAAATCTCCATAATGTTATCTTTGCCTCTCCAAGTAAGTCCCGAATCAGAAATCTTCAAAGTATTGGACGAGTTCTTAGAAAGGGAGCAAACAAAGTAAAAGCAATTCTCTATGACATAGCAGATGATTGCACCAAAAGTCAAAAGAGAAATTATACATTAAATCACTTTATAGAAAGAATCAAAATTTACAATGAAGAAAATTTTAACTATGAAATAATCACTATACAATTAAAGAAATGATAGAAGAGGATTTTTACGCTACCTTAAAACTTAACTCTGGTGAAGAAATTTTCGCCAAGGTCGCTGCGTCCGAAGAAGAAAATAGAACAATGCTTATACTTCATAGTCCTATTAAGATCTCAGAAATCAGAGGAAAGGTAGGAGTCGTTGGATATAAAGTAGAACCTTGGTTAAAAACCACTAAAGAAGATATGTTTATAATGAATCTAGATCATGTTGTAACTTTATCAGAATCATCTGATGTAGAAATGATAGCAATGTATCAAAGATTTTTACGTGATGCTGAAAAGGATAATAGTAATCAAGCAAAGATGAGTAGAAGAATGGGTTATCTAGGAAATATACATGACACTAAACAACTTCTAGAAAAGATATTTAAGAAGCCTTCTAATAATAATAGCTAAAGCGTTCCCTTCAACCCTAACAGAGTTAGTCTATATGTGATTTTATAACTTGTCAAGTCTGGATTTAAATGTTATACTATCTACATAGTAGTGACAAAGACCTATGGCAATAATTAGACCTATGGCAAAAAGAAAAAGGTCGGAGCATTATGTAAACAACAAGGAATTTCTTGCTGCCTTAATAAGGTATCGTGAGGATGTAGAGATTGCACGACTACAAGATAAAACTAAACCTGTTATACCAAGGTATATTGGAGAGTGTTTCTTAAAGATTGCAAATCATTTATCATTCAAACCAAACTTTGTTAATTACATGTTCAAAGAGGATATGATCTCTGATGGAATAGAGAATTGTGTTCAATACATTCATAACTTTGATCCTGCTAAGTCTAAGAATCCATTCGCTTACTTTACTCAGATAATACATTACGCATTTCTCCGTAGGATACAAAGAGAGAAACGTCAATTAGAAATTAAAAATAAGATTCTTGAGAAGTCAGGTTATTCAGAAGTATTTGATGATAATAATAGGATTGACGGGGACAAGTATTCAGACTATAATCAAATCAAAGATGCAGTCCATGCCAAGTTACGTAACTGATGAAGATTGCGATCATAACTGACCAGCACTTCGGGGCAAGAAAAAACTCTAAACTTTTTCACGATTATTTCCTGAAGTTTTATAATGATATCTTTTTTCCTACATTAGAGAGGGAAGGTATCACTACGGTTATTGATATGGGAGATACTTTCGATATCCGTAAGAGTATTGATTTTGGTGCATTGACATGGGCAAAGGATAATTACTTTGATCGTTTAGAGAGTATGGGAATCACTCTTCATAGTATTGTAGGTAATCATACAGCATATTATAAGAATACAAACGATGTAAACGCAGTAGATTTGTTGTTGAGAGAGTATGATAATATAACAACTTATTCGGAAACAACTTCTATAGAGGTAGGTGGATGTAATATTCTTCTTGTGCCTTGGATAAACAAAGAGAATGAAGATAAGAGTTTTAGAGCTATTAATATGTCACAAGCATCTATTTGTATGGGGCATCTTGAGTTAAATGGATTCAGGGCAACACCAGGTCATATGATGGAACATGGAATGGAATGGAGTATATTTAAGAAATTTGATAAAACATATTCTGGACATTATCACTGCCGTTCTAATCAAGAAAATATTTACTACTTAGGAAATCCTTATGAGATGTTCTGGAATGATGTCAATGATCCTAATAGAGGATTTCATTTATTTGATACAGAAACATTAGAGCATACTCCTGTTAATAATCCATATAGATTGCATCATATAATCTATTATAACGATACTGATTATCAGTTGTTTGATGCACGAGAACTAGAGAATAAGATTGTAAAGGTGGTAGTTCGTAATAAGTCAAATACTAAAAAGTTTGAAAAATTCATCGATAAGCTGTATAATGCAAATGTTGCTGAACTCAAAGTAGTAGAAAACTTTGGTCTACAAGAATCTGAAGAGTTTGAAGCATTTGAATCAGAGGACACTCTTTCTATATTGAATAGGTATGTTGAAGAATCTGAAGTCAAACTCGATAAATCAATCATTCAAAAAATGATACATGATGTTTATCGGGAAGCATGTGAGTTAGTTTAATGTTTATACTAACTGTCGAAGGCAAAGAAAGCGAAGGTGCATATTCTGTTATAGATGATGAGGGTGATCAAATCCTCTATCTATTTGAAGAAGAGGATGATGCTATCCGCTTTGCTATGATGTTAGAGGAATCAGAACATCCTCCAATACATGTGCTTGAAGTAGAAGATCAGGTTATGTTAAAGACCTGTCAAATGCACAATTATAACTACACAGTTATAACTTCTGCTGATGTTGTAATCCCACCAGAAACTGGTAATGATCTTATTTGAAACGATTCGTTGGAAAAACTTTCTAAGCACTGGAAATCATTTTAGCGAGATAAAATTCAATCAACATGCATCCACTCTCATTACAGGAAGTAATGGGTCTGGTAAGAGTACGGTATTAGATGCACTTACCTTTGGTTTATTTGGTAAACCATTTCGTAAAATTAATAAGTCACAACTTATTAATACCATGAATGAAAAGGACGCAAAGGTAGAAGTTGATTTTAGTATTTCAGCAACCCAGTGGAAAGTAGTTAGAGGTATAAAACCAAATGTATTTGAGATTCATCGTGACGGTAAGTGCTTAGATCAATTTGCTAATGCTAATGATCAGCAGAAGTGGTTTGAGCAAAACGTTCTTAAGATGAACTATAAATCTTTTACCCAGATTGTTATATTGGGTTCAAGCACTTTTGTTCCTTTCATGCAATTGACTAGTTCTAATCGTAGAGAGGTGATTGAAGATCTATTAGATATTAAGATCTTCTCTAGTATGAATAATATTATTAAAGAAAAGATTCGTGGTATTAAGGATGAAGTAAATGTTCTTACTCTTAAGAAGGAATCTCTTAATGATAAAGTTGCCATGCAAGAGAAGTTCATTAGTGAGATAGAATCTCAAGGTAAGGGTAGAATAAAAGAAAACAAAGAAAAGATTACTACTCTTTTTACAGAATCTGAGAATTATGTTTCTGAGAATGAAGCATTAGAAAATGATGTATTTGATCTTACAAAACAACAAGAAGAAGTAACAGGTGCTACTGAAAAACTGCGTGAGTTTGGAAATATTAAAGGTAAATTATCTCAAAGAGTATCTACCATTACCAAAGAGCATAAGTTTTTCACAGAGCATACGGTTTGTTCTACATGTGGACAGGACATCGAAGAAGACTTCAGAATAAATAAAATTACCGATGCTCAAACTAAAGCCAAAGAGTTGCAATCTGGTTATAAAGAACTAGAAGAAGCAATTAAAAATGAAGAAGAGCGAGAGCATCAATTCACAAAACTATCGAAGGAGATTACACAACTAACGCATGGCATTTCTAAAAACAATACTAGGATTTCTGGGTGTCAACGACAAATCAGAGATCTGGAATCGGAAATACAAAAACTTACCGATCAACTTGCAGACAGAAATACTGAGCATGAGAAGTTAGCAACCTTTCAAGAAAGTTTAAAAACCACCTACGATGAGTTATCTTCTAGGAAAGATACGATAAATTATAATAATTTCATGTATGGATTACTCAAAGATGGTGGAGTAAAGACTCATATAATCAAAAAGTATCTTCCATTGATCAATCAGCAGGTAAATAGATATCTGCAGATCATGGATTTCTATACCAATTTTACATTGGATGAGGAGTTTAATGAAACTATTCAGTCTCCTATCCATGAAGACTTTTCTTATGCTTCTTTTTCTGAAGGAGAGAAGATGAGAATTGACCTAGCACTCTTGTTTACATGGAGAGAAGTTGCTAGAATGAAGAACTCTGTCAATACTAATCTATTAATCTTGGATGAGATATTTGACAGTTCATTAGATGAGATGGGAACAGAATACTTTACCAAGATTATCCGTTTTGTGATTAAGGATGCAAATGTATTTGTCATCTCCCATAAGACTGGTATGGAGGATAAGTTTGAGAACCATATCAAATTTGAAAAAGTTAAAGGATTTAGTAGGATAGGATCATGAAAGCATTAGTTACTGGGCA